CTCCCTGCTCTTACTTACTAGCCTTTCAGCGAGTAAGAAGATCCGACCACCAATATAGGTGATCGGGTGCAGCCTTTGCTGGTTTAAACCAGCAAACTCGTTTTCGCACGTACGCGTGGTCGAAAACGGGTGCCGATGAGGTCTCGTCTACGTCATCTGAAAGGGAGGATACCATCCATGGAGTACTAAAGTTAACTTGGTTAGTTTTCTTTAGAAACCACAGGTAGTAGCCTCTTGAGTCAACAAAACTACGTCGCTTACATTTAGCAATGTAAGCTTTGTAGAAGTCGACTCCATGACGACGAACGAGAATTCCAAGGGAACGTGCATTATCAGGGTCTATCCAGACACCAGATAATGAGCTCTCCTGGAATGGAACTAAAGGAAGCTTAAACTCCTTAACCATGTTAAGAAGGTAGGCCTCCAAGGCTCCACCAGGCACAGCTATACCAGCTAACGTGTTCACAATGTGACAAAGACAAGCCTTTCGCTTGTCCACATTGCGTACGTAAACTGGTGTAACGTTCTTACCATTAAAGAAGTCCCCTCCACAAGATTCCCTAAAGGGTCCCTTGTAGAAGGTCTTATCTTCATTAATGGTAAAACCGAGGAATCGTGTTAACGCAGAAAAGTCTTCGTACCGCTCGGATTCGAGGATAACATCATCCCCGTAAACTGAGAAGTCCTTCGACCCAACAGCGTAACACGCAGCAGCAAAAAGAAGCGTTTCGATAGCGAAAGTACTGCCGTTCCCCATTGAGGAGAACTTGCTGTACAAACCGTTACCGAAAACCCCACGAAAACCGGGGGTACGAACCTCCCACAAGTAGTTAAACCAATCGACTGGAAATAACCAGCTGACCACGTTAAAACTAATTGTGTCTGAGGCCGCCTTAAAATCAACAGTACACAATGTACCGTCAATTGAGGCTTTTTGTGCTCGCTTCTGATTGCAGAATTGGTCTGACAGATCAATACCAAAAAGACGTAACCGTCTTTTTGCGTACCGGTCGAACGCAAGTTGGAGGGGTAAATTCCCTTCCGGCTCACATGCGATGGTACGGTCTGTTTTCCAATTCTTCGGCACAAGCTCCACACGATTACGATGCGTCTCTCTTGTACGAAGGCTACCTTTAAAACCATGATAATGGTAGATAGCCTTTAAGTACTTGGAAGCTCTTTGAGTACACCAGAGCTTCAACCTCATTTTCATCTGAGGTAAAGAGTTACGTCTCGAAGCGTGTGCAGTGGCCCCCGAGGTCACCTTCACTAGATGGGGTAAACCATCAAGGAACGGCTGGAAATTTCCAAGAACGTTACTTATGTAACGCTGCATCCTCAAGATCTTATTAAAAACATCCTTATCCAACAGATAAGGGGAGTTAATATAAGGTCGGAGGCGGAGATTTGTGTCTAAACAAGTGTTTTCGGAAGCACGAAATGAGCTTTCGGCAGCACTTGCACAAACCTCCGGTTGCACAAACAGGGCATTTTTCTTGAAAAATGCTTCTATTTGTCGGAGAAATCGCCAATCGTCGATTGTATGCTGTGCCCAATCGAAGTGACGGGAGCAGGTGGCTAGTCCAGCTATATTACGAGCCCTAAGACAACCTAGGGTAATCGAATATAAAGCGGGATTAACTACCGGCGCAAGGTCATTGATATAATGTCGACATATGTCATACGTTATATCTGTGGGTTTCATATGAAATCCCTCCTTTGTTAGAGAACTTTAAGCAGAGAAGACCAGAGGACGCGAATTATCCTAATGACAAATTGAAGGATAATTATAGCTACCTCGGCCCATCTACTCAAAGCCACTCCTGTGTGGAAATGCTGTTCGCAAATTCATCGCCAGACACAATGTCAGCGAGGATTGCACTTGCAGCTGTTACATCTGTGCTCGTTCCGAGCACAGGGTAACGAACCACCAGTTCAAAGGAGACCTTGTTTTGAAGAACCACACTATCGGCATCTTCAGTAGCGTAAACAATCTTAACGCTCTGTTCAACCATAGTCTGGTTCCCCTCTGGGACCTTCCGTTTCTCGATCACCAGCCGGGGCTTTATAGCAGTATGCCCCGAAAGTGTCGACGTGCGTGAGTTTCCATTTGTGGAAAACTCTGTGAGGACCGTAGTCATTGCGGCCATTTTAATCCTCCTACTTTAGCCTTTGCGTAATAATTGCCAATAGGTCTAAGACCTTAAAGGAATTAAGATGCAAGGCGGTATGCGGTATAAGTGGTACATTGCAAGGAGTACGCACCTTTAGAACACCAGTCGACGTAAAGTGTCTAGTGGTTGTACCGCTGACATATCCAGACTTGGTCTCATATGGACTATGAGTCACGTCTTTAGATATCTCAACGATATAACCTTTACTAGCACAGTACTTTGACTGGTGCGCAAGAAAGGAGAGAGCAGAAATAGACTTACCGACAGAGACAAACCAATCAACAACGAAACTCAGGGGAATTAGTTCCCATGCAGTTTGAAG